GCGTGGAAGGAGTGCAACAGTCAACAAAAGTTTGCCGATAAACATAAGATGAATGTACGGGCTGTTTATCAGCGACGACGAGCCTTAGAACAGCGATATGGTATTAATTTAACCACCGCTCCAACAATCAATTCTCCTCTTAAAAAACTAGAACAAACCGCAGGCAATGCCCGCCGTGGAATCACCATGGAAAAGGGTCGAGTTGTAGTCTTTTCAGACGCACACTTTTGGCCTGACGAAGTAACCACCGCATACAAAGCTTTGCTGATGATTATTAAAGAGTTTAAGCCTAAGGTGGTCGTAGCCAACGGAGATATCTTTGACGGCTCACAAGCATCCCGCCATGCTCGTATCGGCTGGGAAAATACCCCATCGGTTAAAGAAGAGCTAGAAGCCTGCAAAGAGATGATGGCAGGCATAGAAAAGGTTTCTAAAGGGGCTGAGCTAATCTGGACGCTTGGAAACCATGACGCCCGTTTTGAGACCTTTTTGTCAGCACAAACCAGTATGTACGAAGGCGTATCAGGGTTTACCCTTAAAGACCACTTTCCTATGTGGAAACCCTGCTGGAGCTACTGGATTAACGAGGATACCTGCATTAAACACCGCTGGAAGGGTGGTTTTGGAGCTGGTCGTGCCAATGCCCTTAATTCGGGCGTAAACATGATTACAGGCCATACACACAACTTGGCAGTCCAACCCCTTACCGATTACAATGGAACCCGCTATGGCGTTCAAACGGGCTGTCTTGCCGATCCTAATGGCGAGCAATTTTTGGCATATACTGAAGATGCTCCTAAGGACTGGCGTTCTGGATTCGCATTACTGTCATTTGAGCGTAGTAGACTAATGCTTCCAGAATTAATACAGGTATGCGGCGAATCAGAGTTTGAATTTAGGGGATGTATTAATCAATGTTGACGAAATATTGCTATAAATGCCAAGAAACCAAGTTTTTAGATGCTTTTGGACGTAACAAAAGTAAAAAAGACGGGTTATCTACTGAGTGCAAATTATGCAAACGTCAGGGAGATAAACAATACTATCAAGCTAATTCTGAAAAGGTAAAGCAAACTGTTGCAAAATACCGTCAAGAAAACCCAGAAAAAGTCAGTCAAGTCAAAAAAGATTGGTACGCATTAAATAAAAAAGATGTTTATAACAAAAACAATTCTTACAGAAAATTAAATCCTGATAAATCATATGAATATCAAAAGAAATATCGAGAGGCCAATCGTGGCAAAAGAACTGCTTGGTTAGCAAAATATAGGTCTACAAAACTGCAAGCTACGCCACCTTGGTTTGAGAAGGATTTAGTTGAAACCGTTTACATTAAAGCAAAAGAATGGGGTTTTGCGGTAGATCACGTAATACCTTTGCAGGGCGAAAACGTATGTGGATTGCATTGCTGGGAAAACTTACAATTATTAGATCCTATGTTGAATTCTAGCAAGGGGAATAGGTTTAAAGTATGAAATTAACACCAGCAATCCTTCAGAATCTTTACTCTGCAATCTATTGCATGAAGCCATTTCATCGGTGGAATATGCCTTTGCCAGAGCAGGTTAAGTTTGTTGCTGATAAAGATACCGATGCTATGGGCACCTATATCTATGAAGATGGTGAGGAATTTGAGCATACGATTACCATTTCAACTGAGAAATGCGCCCATTTGAACACCGTAATCAGAGTGTTATGCCACGAATGCATCCATATGAGCCGCTGGTCTAACGATAGATGGGCTGCTCACGATAAGGAATTTAAGCGTAGAGCCAAGGTAGTTTCGGATGAACTTGGCTTTGATCCCTTGGAGCTGTAGAATACCAACGGGGGTAGCGGCGCCCTCCTCTGCGTCCAGACCTTCGGTCGCCCCCTACTTTATTTCAATGTGCCCGTTTTGAAACAGCCAGCCAATAGTTGAGCGGTGTGCTTCTTCCCATATTTCAATACGGCGAGCCTTGGTGTACTTCGCACCTTGGTCGAGTTCCATGTGGCACGAGTAGCAGAGTGCCGATATTCGAAAATCATCTGCTTTAATTCCTCTGCCTTTACCGTCTCGAAGCTGATTACTGTGCGCTGCAACCACTGTTCCATCGGATCTACCGCAGTGCTGGCATGGGGATTGTCTAACAATTTCTAATAACCTCTTATTTCTGTACATCTATCATCTTTCTGATATATAGCCCTGCTATATCCAGTGGGGTTAAATTCTTTACAGGCTTTTGCATAACGTGGTTTTCTGACACCTGCCAGCCACCTTCTTGAGTCTTTACGATAGATCCTGAGTCTGCCAAATTGCGTAAATGCAGCCCTAGAGAAGATCTTTTAATCAACAGATCCTCTTGCAATTTCTCGGTCTTTGATCCCGGGAACTTGGTCAAGTAGGAAATAATCCGTTTCTTTTGGTCCATAATATAAATATACTGATCCGTCTTCTAAAACTTGGTAATTTGGCATTGAGACTCCACCCAGCTTGAGAGCCAGTATGATCTCCTCTAGTTCCTCTATCATATCGCTTAATTTCTGTGGTAGACGTCTTTGGGGTTATTCAACATTGATTTAATAAGATCTTCTATATTAAAGAAGTATTGAATAACTTTCAATCCATTTTCTTGATAAATTGTAAAGCTCATCAATCTTCAATCTGGTGGTATGTATCACCAATTCCGTGGGCGCGTTCGATGGCGCGGGCAAACTCAACTTCGTCATTGCTGGGATCGCCCCACCCGAATACTGCGTTAAATATCTCGCTGATTTGTCGCTCTGTCAACGGGGTACGTTGCGCATCTAATCGGTCTTGTGTGGTGAAGGTGGTCATTTCTCTTGTGCCTTTTCTAATAATTCGTCAAGCATCATATTTCCTAAGTTTTCGTAACTTTTTATTTTGTTTTTCAACGCCTCTATTTCAGCTTGTTGCTGGCGTAGCATGGTGGCTACTAAACCCCGATAATGCTCTTGTGATGTAAGCATTATGTCAACAACGCTATCATCTTCAATCCAATCAGCTAGTTCATTTGCGTTCATAGGTATTTCTTAGCGCCTGTCATAATAAAGTAATTGGCATCGTAGGATCGCAGATCCCCGTCATTCCAAATAATGAATACTCTTTCGCTTTCCATAACCCAACATCCTAAGAATGATTCCCCACTCTTTAAATAAGAATAGGCAACCCAAGATTTTTCTTTAGACTTACATGGGACATTAGTCAAAGCAATGGATCCGCCACCCCTATTTGGCATCTCCGCTATTACTCCTGCGCTTGCGTTTAGGCACCACAGCAGCGATACCGCCATCAGTAATCTTTTCATTTTCTAGCTCCTCTATAAGCTCATCTGCAATATTTACGGCAATCCTAGGCGTAGCTCCACCCACAATGGCAAAGCAAGCCGCTAAAAATCTCATGTATTCTTTGTCGTTTTCCACTCTTTATACTCCGCATAGATATCTTTAAGCGCCTTTTGAGCGGCTAGGTTAGTCTTGATTTCAGATCTAGAGCTAACGACTAAATAATTTTGCATCCATTCAACACATTCTGCTTCAGTCTTTTGGAATAGGCTTCCTTCTTCGTGCAAGAATTCCCAAAAGTCTTTATCTCGGCAAAGCATTCCTGCTAGCTTAACCATTTGAGCGCCCGCAAACTCTTCACGGTTTAATGGCTCTTCATTATCGTTAAGCCTAACCATAACAACCATATACCTGGCACCCACAAAATCCCGCATAATCTCATCAGGAAGATCATCTGGATGGATAGCTAACGTCATAGCATACCCATCCTTAGTCTGCTTAAGAGCTACCTTTTTAGCTTCAAACTGACTAGTCTCCATTACTCATCCCATGGATCTTTTGCAGAAGATTGTGCTTGCTCATCGGGCTTAACATATGTGTTAACTTTTACATTTAATACATTGCGCTCGCCGTTACGAGTGTTTACCTTACCCTTCCAAAGATCTAGTTTAAGCTCTACTTCACCATTCTTAGACTTTTCAATTAAGTCTTGTAGAAACGCTTTCTCAAACAACATAGAGCCTGCAAAGTCTGGTGCCTTTGGGTGCTTTTTCTCTTGGTTGTGCCACATGGTTCCTTGATTTGGATAGTCCATTTATTACTCCTTCGCTAGTGCTTTTTTGGTTTCTGAAAATTTACTCATTAATTCTGAATAAGCGGGTTCATCTTTGGCTTTAAAGATGTCAAAGACTGACCGATTATTTTTGAATATGTTTGCTACATCGTCTGATGTTGATGCAGTCTCTAATAATACATTAGCGCCTGCTATAAGCCCTTTAATCCACTCAGGAGAGCCTTCTTCACCCTCTGGTATCAAATGCCATTCCTTGCTTGTTTTAATGGCTTTCTCAACGGCTTTCTCTGGAGCAGGGATATTAGACACTTTAGGTGCTTGTATAATAACTGGTGTTTCTTTTCCAGTCAATGGCTCTAATGCGTCATGCTCCACAATCTCAAATGCATTGACCCATAAATAGCGACGCAGATAGGTTTGCACTGCGCCCAAGTTTTGAACATCGTGGCAGCCTTTTAATGCAGCGCTAGACATAGGAGATGTAAATGTAGCAAAGCTACCATCATCTGTATCATAAATGGTTAGATATGCATCTTCTTTATTAAACGCTACCACTCCGCACATGCCAACCTTTTGGCAAATATTTTGGATCTCTGGCAAAAAGTCACCCAACTCAAAGTAATAGTAGTTGGCAAACTTATTGTGTCCAGACTTCTTTAGTTTTGTATTCTGAAGCATTATTCGTGCTTCTTGTAACTTTTTATAAATACTCATTTATCGTGTTCCTCTTTCAGTTTTCTTAAGTTTTCTACTTCAATTAGTTTCTGTGCGTAGTGAATAACTTTTTCAAGATCCTGTATCCCGCCTTTCCTGCGCCAGCGAGTCGTGTACTTAATAATGTTTCCTTCAAGGTATCCCAGCCCATTAGCCACAATATAATCCCAAGGCTGAATGGCATTGTCAGAATAATGAGTACCGGCAACCTGATATTCATTGGCTTTTATCTTGTTATCCATGCGTAGAGTCCCGATCCAAAGATTGAAAATGCAACCACAAACAGTGCCGCAAATATTGCAATCTCCTGTAAGTAATGCTTTGTTCGGTCATAATCCGTCTCACATCTCCAGATAGGTGTTGCATAATCTGCATCTCTAAATGCTTCGGATAATGATCTAGCGGTTGTTGTATATCTTCTGTACCCCATGACAAATTGTTCATAGCTCATTTTTTTCTCTTACAGTTTTGAGATTCTAGTAAAGTATGCGCCAAGTCGTGCTTGAATTAACTTAACATCATCCCAGTAAGCGCTTGTCTTTGTTTCCAACAATGGCTTAACTTTTAGCTTGTGCATAATAAACTCTTTGCTTAATGTTACGCCAAGCTCTTCGCTTAATTGACCTGTTACGATTGGTGTGTTTTTAATTTCAACTTGCTTTCTCATTTTGTTTCTCCTCTAAGTAAGATTTGTATTGGTCACAAAATTCAGACACTGGACAAAAGTTTGCACAACGGGTGCGCTCACCTTCTCTAACTTCTAGAGCATATCCTTTGCCTGCTTTTTCTAACGCTTCTTCGGCTTCCTCTAAATCTGCATGGACAGACTTTGCCCGTGCAGCTCCCTCCTTCTTAACCGCATAAGTTGTAGGCTTTTCCCACATCTCATCCGGTGTACATAATGGTAGCACTTCTCCAGTCTCCATGGCGAATAACCCTTCTGACTGAATATGTATTCTATTACGAATAAATTCTTCTCGTTGCTCCATAGGCCATAGAGTAATCGGAATTGTTTCCACTTGGCATTGGGGATAACCCTCACGAGTCTTGGCATCCCTACGATTCCAATCACGGATGATAGCGATGATGGCTAGCTTAACTACTGGCGTCTTTTTAACCTTCTCGACTAACCAAGCATAGATATTGAGCTGTTGCTCCCACTCAATCTTCTCGTTCATGACAGACCATACGCCTACATTCTTGTAGTCGTTAATCTCTATGCCATCAGGATGTACAATTTGCAGGTCAATAGCGCCAGAAATATGCCAACCATCAAGTACTTCATGTAGTCTTTGCTCAACAATGTGGTTAGCATCTTTCCCATGCTCCAATACTCCGTGAATTGCGGTTCCAATAATAGACCAAATCATATCGGACACATCGGTCTCAATCTGATCGTCATACTTTTTCTTAAGCTGGACTATGCGTGGACTATTGAGAAGCTCAGTAGCCGATACGTGTGCCTTCCCCTTTGTGTAAGCAGGACGCTTAGCCACATTGAGAAAAGTTTGCGGAAGATTATACTTGTTCGTTATCTTCATTCTTTATCCATGAAGCAGTAATCACCGCAATCTGAGCCATTTCTAGCAATAAAGCCTCTGCTTCATCCTTTTTGTTTTTAAGCAGCAACTCATAAACTGATCTTAAAGACTTATCTAATCTTAAAAATGCTTCACTGTAATCTACCATTGCTTTCTCCTCTGTATCCTACTCTGTTTCCGTTGTTGTCGTAGTAGTTTTGAACACCACTAGGACTGATTGTTTCATAGCCAATACGACTTCCGCTATTATCGTAAACCCCACTGTACGGATTTACAGTACTGTTGTGATAGTCCATTGGGCTGTTATTAAAATTTTGCGGGCTGTTATTATAGTTCAACTCGCTATTTTTAAAGTTCATAGGACTGTTATCCCATAAGGTTTGGCTACATGCTAATTTAGCATGTGTACCAATATATAGCCCAACTATACAGCCGATAATCCCAATCAAAGATCCAGACCAATAGCCCTGCCAATACGCTCTTTGCCAATCATTTTTCATTTTGTCGCCATCATATAAAGACCCACATTAGCAGCAGAATAAGCACAGTAGGTAATGCATAAAGCAACATTCCCTTTAAACCCTTGCTCCAGTCCGATGTACGCATAAATTAACCCTGTAACAATAATTAACCAAGAACTCATTCTGCACTCCTTAGTGCACCGCTAAAGATGTAAGAGCCACAATGAGATAATCGTGCCCAGGGAGCAGCCCACACCTTGTATCCATTTTCTCTAGCCAGCTTACAAAAATGATAGTCTTCGGAAAGCAAGCGGTTATTGTTTTCTACATCAATACTAGTATCAAAGAACTGCTTAATAACTTTTGGCTTACGCTCTTCATCAATGATAGTAAACATATCACTGTTGTATTCCGGAACCTTATCAGCCAACCCTTCAAGCACTTCACGCTTAATTAACATAAATCCTGTGCCACCGTTAGCAATCTCACATGGCTCACTTAAAGTCATATAGACTTCAGCAGCTCCATCAACGGCATTCAAAACAAATACGCCCGTATAGTCGTATAGCTCTTGCGGAGTCTTACCTTCTTTTACCGCCTCAGATACCTGTGTCCAGTTGATCTCTTTCTTTGGATAAAGCCCGCAGATAATGTCTTTATCAGCATCAATCATCGGAATGATGTCCTCTGCTCTAAAGCCAATGTCCGCATCAATAAACATTAAATGGGTGCAGTCGCTTTCTAAGAAGTCGTAAGCCATTGCATCCCTAGCACGAGTAATCAAAGACTCATTCATCATATAAGAGTACTGCATCTGGACTCCAGCTTGTCCAAAGACTCCTACGCAACGCATAATGCCTACTGCGTATTGTCCATGACAAAGACCGCCATACATCGGGGTAGCTACAAATAAATACGGTTTAGTTTCCATTCTTTTTCCTCTCGTTTCCTTTTGCATACCAATCTTTTTGATTAGGTTTTGTAAGTCTGTAATTCACTGTGTAAAGCCCTGTACCACCAAAGTTTGGAAATTGGTTACTGGCTGCTTTAAACAATTCTTTATCCCCGTTATACGGATCAAGGGTGTGGAATAGTCTTTGAGATATACGGTTAATCACGCAGTTCTTGAATAAATAACAGTTCATATCCACAAATGTATAGCCACCCTCCCAGCTAGGAGCATTTCCTAGGCTGTCCGATTCGTCGTTAAATAAGAAATTGCCCTCTTTATCTACAATCCGTCTAAGACTATAACACCAGTCCCAATTATTCTTTTCTAAAGCCTCTACCATGGAAGATATATGGTTTGGTTCATACCAGTTATCTTCGTCCAAAAACATTACATAATCTGCATTGGTTAGGAATGGAATGGCGGCATTGATCCTGTAACCGTTATAAAACCCAGTATAGGGTAAACCATTAAACCCTTGAATAGGCGTTCCAGTGTTCTCAGGAAGCACAATGAAGCTCTGCTTATATGGATGTGCCTGAATCATGCTAGCAACTCGTGTAGCGTAAGCAAGACCATCAACTACTATCCAATGCTCGGCATCATTGCCTACACTATGCATAGCTTGAGGCAACCAATCAGTCCCAATAGTCGGAGTGATTACTGCAATCCTCATTTCTCTTGTGCCTTTCTTATCTTTTCCCAAACAGAATCTTCGATTCGTTCTTCTAATTCCTGTAAAAATTCACGAATAGAATTAGGGCTTAATAAAATTACATTAGCAAATATTGCATATTGTTGGTCAAGGTCTAATGCGTTTTTTACATCAAGTGGAACTACCAATCCGTGTTTTCTAAAAATATCATCAACAAAATAGCTCATTTCTCTTGTGCCTTTCTTAGTATTGCTCTAGCAAACTTCATCAAATCATCTTTTTCAACACTTCCCCAGCCGTAATTAAACCAAACATGGTCTATTTCATCATCTGTTAGTGTCTTTAGTTGTGGCGAGCAAGTATGAATAGAATCGCCTGTAACTCTTTGTCCACAATCTAAACACGCAGTCCACGCTACTGGTTCATTGTTCATTTCTCTTGTGCCTTTCTTAGTATTGCTCTAGCAAACCCAACATCAAGCGTTGTCCAATCTCTTTTCCAAAAATCTTCGGTAATCTGCCATATTTCCTCATCTGTTAGTGTCTTTGCTGTCTGTGTAATAACAGGGTCATAAGCAATGGCACCGCATCTTGCACATACTTTTCCGTCGCCTTTCAACGCCTCTATTTCAGCTTGTTGCTCTACTACTTTTGCATAAAGTTTGTCGTGATTAACAAGTAAAGAATAGTATTCAGCTTGTTGATGGCGTAGCATGGTGGCTGCTTGTTCTCTTGTGCCGCCTTCCCAATGACCTTGCTCTAATTTATCAGCTAATTCATTTGCGTTCATTTCTTTTGCACCGCCAGTTGATAGTTGGAAAGCACTAAATCATAGTGACCCTCAAAGCCCGCTAAGAAACCATTGATTCCATCTCCAGTCGCTTCGTGCGGATATTCGTAGTCATCAAACAACATAACTCCGCCTTTTCTCAAGAGTCCCCAAGCCATACAAGCATCCGTAAGAGCAACTTCTGGTGCATGACTGCCGTCCACATAGATAAAGTCAAAAGTGTATTTGAACCCAATCATCTGTGCTAAGGCTTTGTAAGATGTATCTTTAAACAAGGAGACCTTTTGCTCTAACTTTTTAATCTCGTTTGTATTGCTCCAAAACCGAGACTCCACAGCAGGAAAGTCAATACCGCCGTGCTCTACGCTTCCGCTAAATGGATCTATACAAACAATCGTGCCTTTATTTGATAATCCGTTTTCCAAAAGCCAACATGTAGATTTGCCCTCAAATGCGCCGATCTCAAGAAATAATCTATTGTCGGGCAACTTGGACATGCACAATTCAAAGTTCGGAATGTTGTGGCTAAACCAGTCTTGAGTGAAGTTCATTGCTCATCCTCCAAATCCCAACCCATAATTGCTGCTCTACGAGCTTTTACTTCTGCAGATGCATAGTCGTTTAATTCAAAACAACGCTCGTAAGTATCGATTGCCCAGTAAGAAACCATCTTGGCTTTGTTAATAATTCCCAATAGATTGTTTGCCACTTCATCCTCAGTCATGGGTTCTTTGCGATCTCCATGGGTAATGTATAAAAGCTCAAGATCATCAATTACGCTATTAAACTTTTCAATAGAATCTTCAAGTTTATACATTAAATCTCTATCAACTTTTTTATTTTTCATTTCCTTCATTCCCTCTTTAAGCATAGCAATTACGCCATATTGAACAATAACTTTTAAACCATCTTCATCGTAATCAACTACTGCATCAGCTGATCCGTCCTCATTCTCCCTTGTTACCTTTAGCTGGATCTTCATTTTCCTCTTTCAATTTAACGATAAGCTCCAATAACAATTGTGCGTCATCTTGCTCAAAAATTTTGTTAAAAATGCCTCTGCATGGATCCCGCAAAGCATCTGGGTAAAAGTAATTATCGGATACAAAATTAGAGAACGGACGGCAAGCAAGCTCATTTACTCGGCAGTTTTCTACATGTTCACAATCGTCGCAGGGACATACGTTTTTAATAACTGGTCTAGGATTTTCTGTCAATTTTCTCTTCCGAAAGGTTTTCCTCTGTATAATCCTAGGGATTATTTAAGTCATAGTAATGACAATCTTAAAGGTTTAATATAGGTGATTACCCTTAGTCTTCCTTACCCGCCCTCTGTAAATGCAATGTATAGATCCTCAAACAATAGAATCTATATCTCCAAGCGGGGAATGGATTTTAAAACTGCTGTATCTCAAGCCTGCCAGGGGATTGCAGGGTTTGGGGATCAGCCAGTCGAAGTGTCAATTATCCTACATCCTAGAGATAAGCGTCTGATGGATATTGATAACTGCGCTAAAGGCATCTGCGATTCCATGCAAGGTTTTATCTATGACAATGACCAACAGGTTTGGAAAATTACCATAGAGCGGGGCGCCAAAATTAAGGGTGGTGGATGCGAAGTTACAATTAAACCATATCAGGGTTAACCCTAATGCATCTATAACAAGTTAGTGATAGAATTCCGTATCACTGTGAGGGTGGTTCTTGGGGAGCGTGAGTTTACCGCTCCCATTTTTTCAGGGTAATCCCTAACAAACCATTTTAAAAATCTTGTGATACACTGATTTCATTGATCGAACTTTACCTCATCTAGCGATGGGGTTTTTCTTTCAGTGGTTTCAACTGGACGGCTAATACCACCAGCGGTTGAAATACAAGCGGACTGGGGGTTAGTAACTGTAATACCGCACAAAAGGATGGCGAAGTCAGAGTCCTTGTTACAAACGTCTGACGGGTGCTGTGGCTCCAATACGGGTAGCAGCTGAAGGCGCATCTAGGTAGGCTAGGTGCGTCCACCAAATGGGTAACTGTTCTACTTAAGTATTCTGCTTAAGTATACAAACTATAGGAGAGAGCATGACAGACGGCGGCAAGGGCGATAGACAACGGCCACTCGGCGTTCCAATGGACAAATTTGATGAGGCTTGGGACAGAATCTTTAACGAGAAAAAAGAAAAAGATACCAAATTAGAAATCAATGCAGAAAATGATGAGCAGTCAGTTACGCTCACCAAAGAATGGCACTTTAACGAATGCGGAAAATGATGGATTTACGAGAAGAAATAAAAAAGCAAGTAGGGAAAATACCTAGTAGAGTTTTGCAAGGATCCGTCCAAGAAGTGGTAAGATGGAAGGAACGGGCAAATGAAGCATTACGTTTAGCAAGCAATAAAAACACGTCTGATTATGATTTACAGATAGCACTTGACAGGATTAGATAAATTGAAACTCACAGAAATTACAATAGATAGCTCATTACAGGTAAGAGAATCACTAAACCAAGAAGTCATCAACGAATACTCAGAAGCAATTAAAGAAGGTGCAAAGTTCCCAGCCATTAAGGTATTTCGGGTTGGGTCTCGCTATGTTTTAGTTGATGGATTTCACCGTTACTTCGGTCATAAAAAGGCTGGCTTTGCTGATATTGAAGTAGAGATCATTGATGGCACAATGCGTGAAGCCACGCTATATGCGATCGGCTCAAACCCAGATCACGGCTTACGCTTAACTAATGCAGACAAACGCAAGAAAATTATGATGCTCCTCGATGATGTCGAGTGGGCAGAAATGAGCAATGCGGAGATGGCTAGAGCAGCCAAAGTATCAGCGATGACAGTTTCTAGAATCCGTGAGCAATTGGGTCTCAAACCAGCAGTAGTAACAGCGACTCGCAACGGCAAAGAATTTAAAGTAAACACGGAAAACATTGGTAAGAAAAATGAACCGCAAGAAGAGACTTATGAAGATGAGATCGCCAATGAGGTGGCAGCAATCGTCGAGGAAAACGAAGCGCTCACAATGCGCTTGGCTGTCGCTGCGATGGAAGCTACGGACGAGGAAAAAAGGCTGGCTCAAGATCAGCTTATGGAGAAGTCTGCTACCATCAAAAATCTTGAGATCGAGAATCGTGCTTTAAAGACCAGTCGTGATACTTTTCAGAATCAATGTGCTGAACTCAAGACACAAGTAAAGTATTGGCAACGTCGTGCTGAGAAAGCAGAGAAGCGAATTGCAGAATTAGAGAATCAGTTAGAAGGCTTAAAGAATCTAGCTGGCATGTAAAGACTACGGGGGAAAGTGCACAGTCGGCTCGGCGACTTTAAATAGCCTGTATGCTTTATAAATTAAGGATTAATGTTTCACATAACCGCATAAGTACCCCACCATTAACGTAGCTAGGCGTATCCTAGCAGAAAGAATTAGATGCTTGAATTGAGACCTCACCAGGCAGAAGTAATCAATGCGTTAAACGAAGGATTTAAAGAACATAGAAGACAAATACTTTGTGCAGTAACCGGATTCGGCAAGACAGAATGTGCGATGGCAATCATGCAAGATGCTGTGGCACATGGTAAACGGGTAGCGATGGTATTGGATCGGATTGTTTTAGTAGATCAAACCAGTATCAGGTTATCTAAATACGAAATCCCTCACGGCGTATTACAGGCTACTCACTGGAGATACCGTCCAGAAGAGCCAATTCAAATCTGCTCCGTTCAGACTCTCGCCCGTCGTAAAGTTCCTTTAAAGGTTGATCTATTGATCGTGGACGAAGCCCATGTGATGTATAAGTCTACTGTGGACTTTATTAGGGAAAACCCTCATATGCAGGTCATTGGACTGACTGCTACTCCGTTCACAAAAGGTTTAGCGGATATCTATTCCAATGTGATTGGTGCTCAGCCAATGACTAACCTAGTGGAAGATGGCTGGGTAGTGCCAATGAAGGTTTATATCGCCAAAGAGATTGATATGGCGGGCGCCAAAAAGAATTCATTTGGTGAGTGGGATGCCAAAGAAGCTACCGAGCGTGGATTACAAATTGTTGGCGACGTGGTGGCAGAGTGGCAAAAGAAAACCATGGAGATCTACGGTGAGCCACGCAAGACGATCGTCTTCTGTGCTGGCGTAGAGCACGGCAGAGAATTGGTTAATCAATTCAAACAAGCAGGATTTAACTTTGTATCCATTTCGTATAAGGAAGATGATGATTTCAAACAACGCACTATCGAAGAGTTTAAAAGACCCGATACCCATATCCACGGGCTTATCGCTACTGATATTCTTACTCGGGGCTTTGACGTTAGCGATGTTCACATTGGGATATCTGCTCGCCCTTTTAGTAAGTCATTCAGTAGTCACGTTCAGCAGATAGGACGGGTGCTACGCCCACACGAGGGTAAAGAGTTTGGAGTCTGGCTGGATCACTCGGGTAATTACCTACGCTTTCGCAAGGATTGGGATGATCTATACCACGATGGTGTAACAGAACTCAAGGCTGGTGGATCTGAGACTGTCAAGCGTGAGCCTACTGAGCGGGAAAAGAAGCAGGCAAAGTGTCCCGCTTGTGCCGCATTGTGGACTTCTAAAGATAATACTTGCTCCTCCTGTGGGCACGTCAGGCAGTCCATGTCAGACATTATAAACATAGCGGGCACTTTAGAGGAACTAGAAGAAGCCAATCGGAAACTAAATATTTCCAATAAAGACTTTTACGCAGAGCTAATCTATTTCGGGCGTGAAAAGGGATTTAAGGATGGATGGGCATTCTACAAATACAAAGAGAAGTTTGGGGTAAACCCTGATGGGTTACATGTAACACCTAAACCACCATCACCGCAGACTTTAAGATGGATTAAGAGCAGAACCATAGCGTATTACAAGGCAAAAGAAGCACAACAACAAAGGATGGCAGCATGAGAATGAAAAGAAATGAAGAGTTTGATATGACCCATCAAGAGGTCGCTGATGTAATGTCAGTTGCCCGTCAGACTGTAAACCATATAGAGAAGCGTGCTTTAGAAAAGTTCAAAGAAGAACTAAAGAAGCGTGGCATTGAATCGTTTGATATTTTGCCAGACTAAGGACAATCATGAGTTTTGTAGAGTTTGCCGAGCAACACGGCTTAATTATTGATTCCCTTTATCACGATCGCTGGGTAAGAGTCCCGACTAAAGACCATCCGCATAAAAAGAATGGCTCATACATTTGGGATGGTAGGCGTGGTGCGGTTCAGAATTGGGCAGTCCATGATAAGCCCGTAGTCTTTACCGATACGAATGTAGCCTATATGCCTGACCCGCAATGGCGTGCTAAAAAGGAAAAGTCTGAGCGTGAGCGTAAGCTAAGACAGAATCGTGCCATTAAAAAGGCTAAGTTCATTTTAGATAATGCTATTAAAGCACCGCACCCATATATGGAGTCTAAGGGTTTTCCCGTAGATAAGCATTGGGTTTGGAATGATCTGTTAGTAATCCCAATGAGGATCAATCAAGCCTTAGTCGGATGCCAGCTTATCGACAAGGACGGCAATAAGAAATTCCTTTACGGACAGATTACAAAGGGCGCAGAAGCGATTATTGACAATAAAGGTATGCATATACTATGTGAGGGCTATGCGACCGCTATGAGCCTTCGTAGAGTATTTAGAAGCGTGGGTCTCAAATACACAATTCATGTCTGCTTCTCTGCTGGAAACATTGTAGAAATAGCCTCATACTACGACCAATGTCTGATTGTTGCCGATAATGATAGCGTGGGTCTCAATACCGCAAAAAAAACGGGCAAACCCTTTTGGAGTTCACCCGTTGATGGGGAAGACTTTAACGACTTCGAGAAAAGACTTGGCACGGAATTAGCGGGCAAAGAATTTATTGAAGCAGTAAAGATGGTGGCATAGCAGAAAATTCGTTATGAGCATTAAAGACTGTGTAATCAAGGTCTTGCATATTCGTAGCGATTGCTATGCCAATCTGTTTTGATCTGTCAGGTTTGCCGATAATTTCCATGCTTACTTCGACAGTTCCGTCAGGCTTGTCTTTCAGATAAATAATCGTTGCGTCCATATATAAGCCTTAAAGTAGCTTCCTGCTCGATAAAATATTCAGGAAATGCGTTCACTAGCTTTCTCAAGTTTTCTTGATCTGCTAGCAAAGCACATTTCCCCAATGATACAGCAAAGCCACCTTTATTAGAAAGCCTATCTACCGCTTGGATTAGTGCGGTTTTATCGGTTAAAACTCTCAAAATCCATCATCCTCGGCGTCTTCTGAATCCTCGCAAGATTCGCAATCCATGACTTCTAAATCGTCTAATTGGTGCATATTAGCCAATTCGTCATGGGCTACATCAACGGCTTCATCTTCATCTGGTGCAGTTACATAAAATACTTGTGTGCCAGAATAGTGTAAAACTACTTCGTATGTCTTCATGTTTATCCTTTCATGGTTTCTAAAGCGGGAATTACATAACCCTTAAATGGAATACTGTTCATAGGTTCGTTATAAAAAACACGATCCCGTAACTCATAATCCTTTAAAAATGCGTTAGGGTTCTCCATTTTCAACTGTTCTACCAAATTGTCTAGCGGTTCATTTGACAGTCCCATGTCAGGGTGTTTTGGTTTGCGTCCTACTGATTTCAATAAATCCTGTTGCTGCTTAGTTAATTTAATCATGCTTTTCTCCTAATAGTTCAAGTTCATAAGGTCTATACTCTAAAATGCTTTCTGGATATTCCCATTCAGAATCATCATCAATAATTGATACTGAATACCCATCCGTTCTTTCTATAACTCCCGTTATATCTTGGTCTTTTACTTTTACACGATCTCCTATATTCATGCTTCATCTCCTTCAACATCATTCCAGCATAAATCCTCATCTAGCATGGAATCTTCAATAAAATAATGTTTTCCCGTCTTTATATGGAATAGGTTCCCTTCGGAAAAAGCATCCCGTAGATTCTGATACTCACCTAAAAAAGCGTTGTTTTCGGTGTTAAATAGCTTCCATCTAAGCATTTTCTTCCTCCTCTTCGTTGTCATCTTCCCACTCTGCCATGCCTTCAGAAATACAATGTTCTTCATCAATATTGCGGGGAATATTGTTTTTAACCCATTCGGAATTTCCTAGTATTTCATAACAATAATCTTGTCCATCTACAAACTCCCCACAAAAACCGCACCCGCCTTCGTGATAAGTTGCCGAGACTTCAAAACCCATATCTACAAGCGTTGCGTATGCCTCAGTAGGAGGAGACCAAGCGGAGCAAAAATATACTACCAATGCTCCATCTTTTCTAAGTTTTTCTACCCTTGCACCATCTGATCCAGCACCAATGTCCCACTTTGTTCCCCAATTTTGAACTCGCCAATCCCACCATGCTTGCTTAGGATCAACATACTCGGATTCAGGTTCACCGGTAGAATAATTCATAGGGAATGTATGTTTTACTTTTACCTTTGTATAGTCCGGTTCAGGCACTAGGGTAGATAAAAATTTATCCTCATTCCAAGCCTGTAATGCTTTTTCCATCATAGCGTGGTCTTTATGGGTTAAAACTAAGTTGTTATTGCACCAATTAGGCATTTTCGTTCTCCTCTTTGAAATAAATTTGTTTAGTATTGGGTGTCCAGCTTTTATCAGCCCAAACTTTTCCGTTGTAAGACATATAACCTACTTCTTTACCATTAAAATAAACTGCTGGATTCATCCAATTTCCACCACCAATATCATTTTCGTATTGCCAATTCCTTACTCTTTTAAGTAATAAATCAAAATTGTGGGCGGTAATTTTGACAATATCTACTCCATAAGGCGGTTGATTAGGGTCTTGTCCGTAATCCGGATTACCACAAACTTGCGGGGTAAGTTCAAATAATTTCTTAGGCATTTTGAACCTCCTCAATATTTGTAATTTCAGAATCAATCAATGAAATATTAAAATTTTCATAAAACGATTCTTTTAGCCTTAAAACATAATCTTCTGGTGAATCAGCCTCATGCCAATTACCTTCAAATCTAAGTATTACTGTGCTGGTGTATTCTTTGTAATCAGACATTTTCTTCCTCCAATTTAACTATCTCAGCACAATTTGGCTCAGATAAATCTCCACGATCAAATAAATCCCATGCTAAATCTTCAGCGTCTTGATATCCTTCGGCTTCGACTGTATAAATAGCATGAGTAGAAATTACTACTTCAAATTTAGGCATTTTGAACCTCCTCTTCTCCGTTAAACTCAGAATAAACTTCAATATCAGCAAAATTCCATGACAAATCGTTTTCGTCCATCATAGTTTCTAGCTGTTCATCTGCTTCTTCCCTACTATTTGCTTCTATTCCAACGATCAAAGTTTCTTTTTGTATAACAAAATATTCATAACGCTTCATTTTGGCTCTCTCCTCTGTTAATAAGCCTGACTCTCAATTAAAAAATAGCCTTCTACTGCAAACAATAGCTTCATACTGCAAACAAAAACATAGGGACAAACCCTACTCCAAAGTGCCTAAAAAATAGGCACTTCAGGGTATAGTCTTAATCCATCCAGCCATCGTTATATGTTGCCTTGATTCCCTTAGATTCTAGGTAGTTCAATGCGTTGTCCTTTGATCGCTGGGCTGATACATTACCCTGAACCCAATCGCACCTAGTGATGGTCAATGGTTCGGGTTTGCGTTTACCCTTCCCGACATACCAAACTTGTAAGCCCTTGCCACCTGTGCAAGTGCCTTCATCCTTTGACCCTTGATATTGCCATTGTTCAAACCAAATCCCGCCGGCAATCTGTCCATGAGTTTTTAGGCTCTCGAGTTCTGTCGGCGTATATGCCTCTATTGTTCCGTTCCATGTTTTGCAAGTTTTCATAATTCGCCTCTGATCTGTTTAAGTTCGTTTTCTAAGCGTTCAATCGCTCCCTTGACCCGTTCCCGTTGTTTTGGGTCGGTGGTTTTGTTAAATACATACCTCTGCCATTCTAGGCTTGTGATAATTACCTTTTCTCTATCGGTCATACATTCCCCCATTTAATGATTGCCATATAAACGATATAAATCGCATATAAGCCCGCCAATACCACTAGGATATTAAGCATTATTTCCTTAAATTCCTTCATAGTCCGATTCCATATTCAATCATATAAGCGTTTAAAGCATCTTCCGCCTCTTTTTCAGAATCAAACCATTCATTTTTAAAAACTTCGTTTTCTTTGTGATCGTATATATACCAAGTGTTTAACTCTGTTTCTTCTCGGTCTTGTTCTTGGCATATTTCCAAATTATAAATACAGTCAATAGATTTCATTTTCCCTCCCTGTATATCTTCATTAAAAGGTCGAGTTGTTCCCCGTCAATAATCCCTCTAGCGAAGGCAATCGCAAGGGCATAGTGCATTTTTTGGTATTTGGTCATGATTCATAATCCGCAAGTGTTTTAAGTGCATAATCTCGGACAGAATAACCCATCACTTTTGGGTCATTCGTGCTAAGGGCTAAACGCTCCATATATAACAGGGCAGAATCGCTATCGGTAAATTGTGCGATTACCTCGCTATCTTCGGTTGTGTTTTTATATACATAAAACATATTAAGACTCCTCTGTGAGTTGTGATAATGCCTCTCTAGCGTCCTCTGCCTTGATCTCTGCCCGCTTAACTATGCTGGTCAATGCCTTTTTATAGTGCTCTGACTCGCTAAAAGTATCTAAAAATTGATACATGGCTTTTCGTGCCTTCTCGCTGGTAGAAAATGCCTCGTCAAGCGGTGGTCTAGCGACTGATTCCCCGAAAATATCAAAAATGGCATACCGGAAACCCCGCTTGGTTTTATTAAAGTCTAAATATGACGATTCAATGATATAAAACAGAAGTCCGCTTGATGTTTCGTGAGCACTACTCACTCGAGAACCAAAAAAACGGAGCGTTGATTCATCCGCAAAATGGTTGATGCCCCTCAAATTCTCTTGAGCGTTTACTTTTGGGATGCCGGATTCATGCCTAAAAAGACGGGCTATACCGGATTGTTGAATGATTGATGCTATTTGGTTGTTTTCCATTGTCTATCCTCTGTAAGTTTGGTTTGACTAAGACCCTTTACAGGGTTTCGGCTAATAAAGCCTCATCAGTTAGTCTCTAGCTCTTTTACTGCTAATTTCAGGGCAGTATCTATATGACTATCGTCTAGGTATGAATATAAATGCCCGCAAATAAAACTATTTAATCCAGCCTTGTAAGATAAATCCCAGCGTAGTCTTTTTTCTAAGTCTTTTACTTTTGGGTCTTTTGCTAAGATAGTCCGCATAGCTGGAATACTGCAAGCTAGTGGAGCAATACCGTTAAGAATTGTTGCGTAGTGTTCTTGTGTCATCTTCATGTTATCTAGCCTTTATAAAGTTAATGGTTTGATTTACTACGGAATCAGTATTACACAGGTTTTAGGGCAAAAACTTGATCTAGGTCAAGAAAATGAAAAATAATTTCCCACAATATGAGAAAGTTTCTATTGCGGGGGAAGATAAAAGCCCGCAATATTCCCCGTCTTGGATAGTTTGTCATTTGCTCTACTAGGGAATGAGATAAGAGATAACACTGTATAAGTAAACAGTCCTGTGCATATATACAGTAGTTGTGATACTATCCTTATATCGTTATACCAATGTTCCGATTATGTTCCTATTATTGGCTAGATTATGAGATTGCAGAAACTAACGAAGAAACAGATCAAGGAAGCATTAGATCAAACACCCATGTATGAATTGCTTAATGTAGAGAAAAGCAAGCTGACTACTAAGCAGATTAAGTTCTGTGAGGAATTAGCAAGGGGAGAAACAAAGGCTGGAGCATATAAAAAGGCATACAACAGTAAGGGAACATCGAAGACAATGGCAAACAATGGGCATAGATTGGCAAAGCGTGACGATATCCAAGCGATAACAGAGGCTATAAAACAGGGGATTGAGTTTCAGAAGTTGTATACAGCTGGACAAATAAGGGCTCTAGTTGTTCAAAGACTAACGCAAGAGGCAATTAGTGAGGACTCAAACCCTTCTGTAAGGGTAAATGCTCTCAAAGCCCTAGGCACAATAGCGGGAGTAGATGCCTTCGTGCATAGATCAGAGACTAAAGTAATCAAGGACTCGGATAAGGCTAGAGACGAACTGATTGCCATGCTAAAGCAATCCATAGGAGACAATGCTAAGGTAATCAATGCTGATGATTCTGATGTTATGCAGTTGCTTGCCGAGATCAGCCCTACCCCTTCCGAGATTCCCGACACACAGATCAGCGACCCCCACCAGCCCGATTCTGAAACAGGAGTCCCACCATCTAAATTACATAGTATTCCAGACAAGGGAAGTGAGTCTGAAAGTAGCTCTGAAACTAATTCTGAAGTAATCGAAAATAATCCTGAGGAAAATCAATGACTTATATCTATAACTTGTTAGAGATAGAAAAAGAGGGGGTAGGGTGCTTAAATTTTGTGCAATATGTAACACATTTTTATACAGAAGTACCCCCCGGTAATTGCGTATTTTCACTGGGGTAGGGGGGTATATTTTTTGAGAACATTAAAGGACGTCACTATGGAGATTGCTTGGGTGCAGTCGAAGATAGATTCCTTTAGATCTCTCCTAGCCTTCCTAGAGGATGAGAGAGATTTGTTGTTGGAGAAGGAAGAAGCAGAAAGAGCATTAGCAGAAATGGTAACTAAACGGACAATTGAAAAGGCAAGGAAAAATGATTGAGACTTATGTAAACGAAACTGATGGGCTTGTTGACCCAATTGATGGTGTCAAGATTATGCATTTAATATCAGACATGCCTGAATCCCCAACTAACGAGCAATTATATAATTTTGCTCTTAAAGCCATTGAGGTAGCCAAAAATGATTGAGAGCATTGTTAAGCCACAGCGCTTAGATAACGATATAGCGGTAGTGAAGATTCTCCAGCTCATGGGGCAACTCACGCCATCGGATATTAAGTATGTTCTATCCCTATGTAATAAGATACATTCCCATATTGAGTTAGAAAACCGTATCGTTAAATCTCATTGGGTTGCGGGCGAAACAGGTTCTAGTGATGTTAACTGGGAATCGCACCTGTGAGAAAAGATGTCTTTTATCTGATTGGTACGATAGTGGTTGCTTACATTATCCTATTTGTCATCCTATGACAGAAAAGCAACAATACATCTATTCGATTATTGACTCCTGGTGGAGACGGTATGGCTTTGCTCCGTCTATCCAGAACATTATGGATATTACGGGCGATAAGTCTAAAGGCAATATCCATCGAATCATTAACCGACTGGTTGAATTGGGACACTGTAAGAAACTACCCAACACGGCACGTTCTGTGCGACCCTCCTACATACGGATCAGAAAAGCAGAATGAACCTTAAAGAGATCGTAGAGAAGATGCCGTTAACGGAGCGGGAAGCTTTTTACGAGGCTGCCGAAGTGTACGTTAACTCAATGAAGCGGGAGAAGGCTCAAATAGACTTTATGAGCTTTGTTCACGAAATGTGGCCCGGATTCATCAACGGCGCCCACCATAAGCTGATGGCGAAGAAGTTCGAAGACATCGCTAACGGGAAGTTAAAGCGCCTGATTATCAACATGCCCCCACGCCATACGAAGTCTGAGTTCGGCTCCTATATGTTACCGGCATGGTTTTTGGGGCGGGACCCGAGCAAGAAGATTATCCAATGTTCTAATACAGCGGAGCTGGCGGTAGGCTTTGGACGTAAAGTACGTAACCTAGTAGGAAGCGAACAATATGCAAAGATTTTCCCTAACGTTAATTTGCGCTCTGATTCTAAAGCAGCAGGACGCTGGAGCACTAATGCTAATGGTGAGTATTTTGCTATCGGTGTGGGCGGTACTGTTACTGGTAAAGGTGCTGACCTGCTTATTATCGACGACCCCCATTCAGAGCAAGAAGCCGCTATCGCATCCACCAATCCCGAAGTCTACGACAAAGTCTACGAGTGGTACTCCTCAGGACCTCGCCAGCGTTTACAACCGGGAGGGGCGATTATTGTAATTATGACCCGTTGGAGTAAAAAGGATCTAACAGGTCGAATCCTAAAGTCGGCAGTAGAGAAGGACGGTGATGAGTGGGACATCATCGAACTTCCGGCGATTCTCCCATCTGGTAAATCTTTGTGGCCCGAATTTTGGGACATCAAAGAACTAGAGGTATTGCGGGAGGAATTGCCTGTAAGTAAGTGGAATGCCCAGTACCAACAGGCACCGACCTCCGAAGAAGGAGCGCTGATTAAGCGGGAGTGGTGGAAGTCTTGGGAAGAAGATACTCCGCCTCGGTGTGAGTTTGTCATTCAGTCATGGGATACCGCCTTTACTAAGAATGAGCGTTCGGACTATTCAGCCTGCACGACATGGGGCGTCTTTTACCTCAACGAAGATGAAATGCAACCCAACGTCATTTTATTGGATGCCTTTAAAGCCCGTCTTGAGTTTCCTGAGCTAAAAGATAAAGCATTCAATATGTATAAAGAGTGGGAACCCGATGCGTTTATCGTGGAAGGAAAAGCTTCAGGAATGCCGCTAATCTTTGAATTACGCCGTATGGGGATTCCCGTATCAGAGTTTACACCTACTCGGGGCAATGATAAGATCGCCAGATTGAATTCAATATCAGATTTATTTGCTTCAGGCAAGGTATGGGCACCACCAAGAAGATGGGCTGATGAGGTTATAGAAGAGATGGCATCCTTTCCTAATTCAGACCACGATGACTTAGTGGACTCTAGTACACAGGCGTTAATACGATTTAGGCAGGGCGGGTTTCTCAGATTAGATACTGATGAGCCTGATGAAATAAAGCAATTTAAAAGCAGACGTAACTCAGGTTACTACTAAGGATAAACTATGGCAATAGATAAAGCGCTGTATCAGGCACCAATTGGAATCGACGAAGCAGCAGAAAACGAAACCCCAATTGAGATTGAGATTGAGAATCCAGAGTCCGTAAAGATCGGGATTGATGGATTAGAAGTAATCTTGGAGCCTGAGGAGGAATCCGAAGACGACTTTAATGCCAACCTTGCTGAATATGTAAACGACGGTGAACTTGCCCAATTAGCGGGCGACCTCTTGGGCGACTTTGAAGCGGACGTTGCTTCCCGCCGTGACTGGATCCAAACCTATGTGGATGGTTTAGATTTACTCGGATTAAAGATCGAAGAGCGTGCAGAACCTTGGGAAGGTGCTTGCGGTGTTTACCATCCATTAATGTCTGAGGCTTTGGTTAAGTTCCAAGCCGAAACAATGATGTCTATCTTCCCAGCAGCAGGTCCAGTAAGAACCGTGATTATCGGTAAAGAGACTCCAGAGAAAAAAGATTCTGCTAGACGTGTTGAAGAAGACATGAACTACCAGTTAACCGAGACGATGCCTGAATACCGCCCAGAGACTGAGCGTATGTTATGGGGCTTGGGTTTAGCTGGTAACGCATTTAAGAAAGTCTACTACGATCCAAGCTTAGGTCGTCAAGTAGCAATGTTTATTCCTGCTGAAGATATGGTTGTGCCTTACGGTGCATCTGACCTAGCCTCTTCCCCACGGGTAACCCACGTGATGCGTAAGACCGAGAATGAACTGCGCAAACTACAGGTTAGCGGATTCTACCGTGATATTGACCTGGGCGATCCTATCCAGTCTTTGGATGAAGTGGAAAAGAAAATTGCCGAGCGTTTAGGCTTTAGAGCAACTACAGATGACCGCTATAAGATTCTAGAGATGCACGTTGACCTAGATCTTCCGGGTTTTGAGGATGTGGATGAGAATGGTGAAGAGACAGGTATCGCTCTTCCTTATGTAGTAACCATCGAAAAGGGTACACAAAACATTTTAGCGATCCGTCGCAATTGGGAGCCAGATGACAAGAAACAACAAAAACGCCAGCACTTCGTTCATTACGGTTATATTCCGGGCTTTGGTTTCTATTCTTTTGGCCTCATTCATCTTATCGGTGCTTATGCTAAGTCTGGTACTTCTATCATCCGGCAGTTGGTTGACGCTGGGACACTTTCAAACTTGCCAGGTGGCTTTAAGACCCGTGGGTTGCGAGTCAAAGGCGACGACACACCAATAGCCCCAGGTGAATGGCGTGACGTGGACGTTCCTTCTGGAGCGATGCGTGACAACATTATGCCGTTGCCATACAAAGAGCCAAGCCAAGTATTGGCTGGACTTATGGATAAGATTATTGAAGAAGGTCGCCGCTTTGCTAACACAGCGGATCTAAACCTTTCCGATATGTCTGCTAATGCCCCAGTAGGTACAACGCTTGCCATTTTAGAGCGCACCTTAAAAGTAATGAGCGCAGTACAAGCCCGTATTCACTTTAGCTTAAAACAGGAGTTAAAACTCCTCAAACACATTATTGCTGAATACACTCCTGAGGAATATTCATATGAGCCAGATGAAGGTAGTCGGACAGCGAAAAAGTCTGATTATGACAATGTTGATGTCATCCCCGTTTCGGATCCCAATGCGTCTACGATGGCGCAAAAGATTGTCCAATACCAAGCGGTATTACAGCTCGCTCAGGGATCGCCACAGCTCTTTAATATGCCGCTCCTCTATCGCCAGATGCTCGACGTACTGGGGATTAAGAATGCGCAGAAACTCGTTCCGATGGAAGAAGACCAGAAGCCGACCGATCCCGTTACGGAGAATCAGAACGTCTTGATGGGTAAACCAGTCAAGGCTTTTGCTTACCAAAACCATCAAGCGCACATCCAAGTGCATATGTCAGCCATGCAAGATCCTAAGATTATGCAATTATTGCAAAATAATCCGATGGCTCCGCAGTTACAAGCTGCAATGCAAGCGCATATTAACGAACATTTGGGCTTTGAGTACCGTGTTCAGATTGAAAAACAGCTTGGATTTAACTTGCCACCTCAACACGATGAGTCTGGCGAAGAGATTCCAATGAATCCAGAAGTAGAATCCCGCTTAGCGCCGCTATTGGCACAGGCTTCACAGCAATTATTAGCTGGAAATCAAGCTCAAGTAGCCCAACAAAAGGCTCAACAGCAGGCACAAGACCCAATTGTGCAGATGCAACAGCAAGAATTGCAGATTAAGCAGCAAGAACAGCAACGTAAGGTCCAAAAAGACCAGATGGATATGCAAATTGAGCAACAACGCCTGCAAATTGAGCGTGAGCGCATCGCTGCTATGCAACAAACTGCTACAAAACAGCAGGGAATTGGCTTAATGGAGAAGGCTTTGGAGTTAAAAGCCCACCAACAAGCTGAAGGAAACCGATTGGGAGTGGATGTCCTAAGAGACGCTATGGATATTTCCCATGATGTGCGTAAAACACACAAAGAAACAGCAGTAAAAACAGCCCATAAGACGATGGATATGCTGCACGAACAGCGTGGGCGAAAGATGGATCACGAAGTAGATTTAATGAAGCACTTGACTCCTACGGAGACGCCAGTGGAGCAAACACCTAAAGGAGAATGATGGATTACTTAGAATATTTGTTGAAAGAATTCAACGAACGGATTGAATTCTTATCGGGCGGACTAGCCCAAGGAAATATCCCAACAATTGAAGAGTATAGATACGTCTGTGGTCAGATTCGAGGTCTCGAGGCTGCAGGCGGAATAATTAAAGACCTCAAACAACGATTGGAGAACTCGGACGATGACCAGTAAAAAGCTCATTGATGCTATGTATTATGAGCAAAATAAAGAATCCCTAAATGCTAGAAAAGCAATTAGGTATGCTGAAAATCGTGAAAAAATTCGTGCTAGACAAGCAGAATATTACCAAAAGAACAAAGCTTTATTTGCAAAAAAAGTAGCAAAACGACACGCTGCTAAATTAAATAGAACACCTAGTTGGCTAACAAAAGCTCACTATGCAGAGATCGATGGTTTTTATGATTTCTGCCAAATATTTAATACCTACATACATGACAAAAAAAGTAAGTTTGAGGTAGACCATATTATCCCTTTACAGGGAAAACAAGTTTCTGGGCTACATACCCCGGAAAATCTGCAAATATTATCTTGCAGAGAAAACGTAGTAAAACGCAACACCTTTAATCCAGATGTATATCCTAGACAAGGAGATTTATCAGAATGAATGAAGTTAACCTTAGCCAAGCAGTAGACTTAGCTGCAATTATGGCTAAAACAGCGGAAGAAAGAGCAAAACAGCTCCCAATCCCGCAAGGATATCGCATTTTATGTGCTATCCCTGAAGCTGAAAAGGAGTTTGACAGTGGACTTCTAAAAGCTGACGAAACCCTTAGAAATGACGAAATTTTAACAACCGTTCTGTTTGTGGTCGACTTAGGCCCAGATTGCTACGCTGATAAGGATCGTTTTCCTAATGGCCCATGGTGCAAAAAGGGTGACTTTATCCTTGTGCGCCCAAATGCAGGAACCCGCTTGGTAATCCATGACCGTGAATTCAGAATCATAAACGACGATTCTGTAGAAGCAGTCGTGCAGGACCCACGTGGAATTAAACGTAAATTTATTTAAGGAGGCGGACGATGCCTAGTTTTAAAGAAGATGAATTTAAGTTTCCAGATGAAGCGCCAGTTGCTGAAGTAGAAGCAGAAGGCTCTGAGCTGGAGATTGAAATTGAAGACGATACACCAGAGATAGATCGTGGACGTGTTCCAGCCGATCCAGAGAAAGTTAAGGCCTTAGAAGTTGAGGTTAACGAACTCGACAAATATAGCCAAGAAGCAAAGGACAAGATGATCCAGATGAAGCGTGTCTGGAACGACGAGCGCCGTGCTAAAGAACAGGCTCAACGTGAGCAACAGGCTGCCTTAGATGCTGCTCAACGCCTATATGAAGAGAACAAGCGTATTAAAAGTATGCTTAATGCAGGCGGAAAAGAGTACAAAGAGGCTATTACAGACTCTACCAGCATGAAATTGGCACTAGCTAAAGAAGCCTATAAACAGGCTTATGAGGCTGGCGATACCGACAAGATGATGGAAGCTCAGCAAAAGGTCACAGAAGCTACCTTAGCTTTAGACCGTGCGCAGCGTTTTCAAGCACCAGCTTTACAGGTTGAAGAATTTCCTGTACAAAGCATACAACAGACTCAAGTTGCACCACGCCTTGACGATAAGGTGATGGAATGGCAGGAAAAAAATCCTTGGTTCGGACAGGACGAGGAAATGACTGCAGCAGCGTTAGGGCTACACGAAAAGCTCAAGCGCCAAGGTGTGCAAATTGGTTCTGATGATTATTACGCAAAGTTGGACAAGACTATGCGTAAACGGTTTCCAGAAAACTTCGACGATGAAGTAGAAGAAGCTGAAGTAGTACCGACAAAGCAAAAGGCAGACGGTCCAAAAGCAAAGTCGAGCACGGTAGTAGCTCCGGCAACTAGGACGACGGCGCCTAAAAAAGTCAGGTTATCTCAATCGCAAGTAGCAATAGCGAAAAAACTTGGCTTATCCCCAGAGCAGTATGTCCGTGAACTTTTAAAAATGGAGGCCTAACATGGCTGAAAAAAGAATTGACCGTGAAGTAGAAACCCGTGCAACAACCGAGCGCCCTAAACAGTGGGCACCTGCAGAATTGCTACCAGAGCCTGACAAACAGGCGGGTTACGCTTATCGTTGGATACGTGTTTCCACGTTGAACTCGGCTGATCCCCGTAATCTTTCCGCCAAAATGCGTGAAGGTTGGGAGCCAGTAAGACTTGAGGAACAACCAAAATTTCAACTGTTAGCTGATCCCAATAGTCGTTATAAAGACAATATTGAGATTGGCGGGTTATTACTCTGCAAGGCACCTGAAGAGCTTGTTGAACAACGTAATGAATATTACATTAGACAAAGCGACAACCAAACCAATGCAGTTGATAACAATTTAATGCGCCAAAGTGACCCAAGGATGCCTCTCTTTAATGAGCGGAAATCTACGACGACCTTTGGTAAAGGTAGTTAAATTTTAATTTTAGGAGTTTAATAATGGCTTATCCCATCGTTAGTAACCCCTACGGCTTTAAGCCTGTAAACCGTATTGACGGCCTGCCATATGCTGGCGCTATCCGTCAAATCCCAATCGCAAGCAATTACAATACTGCGATTTATAACGGTGACCCAGTTGCTATCGTCGTTGGTGGTACAGTAGCAAAATCATCTACTTCAGGTTCTGAAGTAACTTCTGCAACCATCGCTGGTGTATTTGTTGGTTGTCAATATGTAAACAGCTCAGGTCAGACCGTTGAAGCTCAGTACTATCCTGGTACTTCAGTAACCAACGCAATTGCCTATGTTGTTGACGATCCTATGGCTGCATTCAAAGTAGCAGTTGCCTATGCTAACGGCACAGTTACAACTGTTCAAGAGAACGCAGTTGGTACAAACATGTCCTACTAT